TGTATTGCTATGAAAACTATTGTATTAGTGGGTTGTATTGTTTGCACAGGTATGATAATATAATACATGTAAGAAACAAATAGGAGGTGTTGAAAATGAAATATCATTCAGATTTAACTAAAAATGAAATATTAAATTTAATTGTAGATTCATGTTTACTTGCATATGAATTAAGAGAAAATGCTATCTGTGGAGATGATGAGGAAATAACTAAAAAATATGATAATCGTTATCAAGCTATTAAAGAATTATTTAATAGTTGTCATATTATATTTTAATGGAGGATGAATAAATGGTATTTAAAATCTTATTTACACGTTTCATGATAGCTTACAAAGAGACATTTTTAGGAGATGTTAAAGCACGTAAAGCAACTTTAGACATGATTAACTTAGCATCAGCAGCTTTTAGATTATACATGGTAGATTTAATTAATGATGAAGAAATGTCAAATATTAGATATTATTATCATTATATTGGAACATGCGCAGAAACATATGGTTTAGAGGATTTATGGATAGGTGAGGTATTATGAATAGAGGGGTAATGTCTTTAAAAAGAATTAATGAGCTTTACCATGAAATTAGAAGAAAAAGTCAAAATTTAATTTTGTATGAACGCAGTTTTTATGATGATGGTATACACCTTTTATTAAATGTGAGAGATAAATGTTATACTTACACATGCGAAACGATTGATTACACTATTACCCATTCAGAACAGTTTAAGTGGTTTAGTTTAAGAAAATAGTTAATTATGGTTCTCGATAATCCATTAAAATCGTAGCCTAAACTAAAGGCAGAAAGGAAAAATAAATGTTATTAACAGTATTTGCAAAGAAGAGAACAACAACAGAGGGAAAACGTTTTTACACCTATCTCACACAGCTCACAAGAAAAGAAGATGGTGAGCATGTTTCTGTACAGGTGAAATTTCCAGAGGGACTTGCCCCAAAAGCGGATGATTGCCCTATTAATATTATTGTAGACAAAGATAAAGCTAATCTTGCTACAAAGAATGTTAAAACAGAGAATGGTGAAATTGTCAGTCGTACTTTATGGATTAAAGACTATACGGTTGATGAAAATCCATTTGTTGATAATTCACTTGAAGATTATGAATAGGAGGTTTAGACTATGAAAAAAATTACAAGAACAATTGAAAGAAAATTTATGGAAGTAGTAATTTATGATGATGCCAGAGAGTCATTAGTAACTAATATTGATTCTTGTTATGATATGAATGAGAAAGAAGCGTTTAGATATTTTTCAAAAAAGTATGCTAGTATCGGAAAAGTGGTTAATGTAAGATTTAAAGAAGCTGAATCTTTGAAAGTGTCTATGGATATTGAAACATTTGTATCACTTGCAACAGTTACACCAGCGGTAAACGATTCTCCAGAAATGCCAGAACCATTTAAAGATTGTGAATAATGTTTCACGTGAAACATAGGAGGGTGAAACGCCCTCCTATTTTATTATATGGAGGTGGTATAATGGATAAGAAAAGTGCAATGTTTCATGTAGGTTTAAATTGTCAAACATTTAGAAGAAATAAGACCAACTATTCACAACCCATGGTTGCAAAAGAATTAGGATTTTCGGTTGAAAATATATCATCATTTGAAAATAGTAGAAATGATAATTATTATATTCTTATATGGTATTTGCAACACGGTATGACTATAAAAGAGTTGTTGGAGGGAATAGAGGAATGAATATTCAAAAAATGAGTTTGAAGTCTTTAACAGATTTAAGTGAACGAGAATTATCTTCACTATCTCATAATGAATTATCTAAAGTTGTTTCACGACTTTCTCAAGTAGCTAATAAGCGTTTAACTAGATTATCAAAAAGTGATGTATTCTCGTCCGCATATGAGGGTTTTCGTAGAAGAGGTGAAGGTAGATTCACAACAAAAAATAAAACTGATTTTGATTTAAAAAAAGAATTTCTAAGAGTAAAAGACTTTTTAAACATGGAAACATCAACAATTCATGGCGCACAATCTGTTAGGCGTGAAGTAATACAGAAGTTGAAAAAAGAACATAATATAAAAATAACAAATAAACAATATAATGATTTTTTTAAAGTGTATGAACGTTTAAAAGAAGTTGATAGTACAGTTTCTAATAAATTGATGAAATATAATGTGTTTGAAGAAATTTCTAATGTATTAGATGATTCAAACATAGATGAAACTGTTGATAAAATGCGAAATAGATTAACGGAAATTTATCAAAAATCAGTAGGAGACACAGAACGTGACATTTCAGAATTTTTTAGGATTGAATAAAATATATAATCCGAATGATATCGAATATATAGCAGATGTTGCTATGAGCAATGAACGTTTGCGTAGTAAGAAAAAAGTGTTATATTTCGATACACCTTGTGCATTCGATATTGAAACAACGTCTTTTATTTCATATAGTGGAGAAAAAACCGCTATTATGTATGAGTGGACTTTAGGAATAAATGGTCTTGTTATTATTGGACGTACATGGGATGAATTTTTGAAATGTGTTGAAAAGTTAATAAAATGTTTAGATATTTCATTAAATAAACGACTTGTTATTTATGTACACAACTTAGCATATGAATTTCAATTTATATGTAAAAGGTTTGAATGGGAAAAAGTATTTGCTATTGATAATCGGAAACCAGTATATGCAATTACAATTGATGGAATAGAGTTTCGTTGCAGCTATTTATTAAGTGGTTATGCCTTAGCAAAACTAGCGCAAAATTTAACTACAATAAAAATTGAAAAGTTAGTAGGTGATTTAGACTATTCATTAATGAGACATTCAGAAACCCCATTAACAATAAAAGAAAAAGGTTATTGTGTGAATGATGTTAAAATAGTTATGGCGTATATATATGAAAGAATAAAATTAGATGGCGGTATAACTAGAATACCTATGACAAAGACTGGTTATGTACGTCAATATTGTAGACGTGAATGTTTTAAAAATGAAAAGAGTAAAAAATATAAAAAGAATCGTGAATATTATGATTTAATGAATGAATTAACAATTGAACCAGAAGAATATAAACAACTAAAACGTGCTTTTCAAGGTGGATTTACACACGCTAATCCTTTTTATTCTGGTAAAGAAACAAAAAATGTAGGAAGTGATGATTTTACAAGTAGTTACCCATGTGTTATGGTTGCAGAAATGTTTCCAATGTCTAAAGCTGAAATTGTAGATATAAAATCAAAAGAAGATTTAGAATATAATCTTAAATATTATTGTTGTTTATTTGACGCAGAATTTATAGATATAGACAGCAAAGTATTATTTGATAATTATATATCAATTTCTCGTTGTTGGAACGTTGAAAAACCTATTGTAAATAATGGTCGTTTAGTGTCTGCTAAAAAAATTAGAATAACACTAACAGAACAAGATTATAATATTATAAAAGTGTTTTATAAAAGTAAGCATTTTGGTGTATCTAATTTTAGACGTTATAAAAAAAGTTACTTACCAACACCATTAGTTAAATCAATATTAAAATTGTATAGTGATAAAACTACATTAAAAGGCGTTGAGGGGAAAGAGGTTGAATATTTACAAAGTAAAGAGCAATTAAATTCATGTTATGGTATGATGGTAACTGATATTGTAAGAGATAGTTATATTTATGCAGATGAATGGTTATCAGATACGCCAGACTTTAACACAGCAATTGAAAAATATAATAATAGTCCTAATCGTTTTTTATTTTATCCGTGGGGGGTGTGGGTTACTGCCTATGCAAGACGAAATCTATTTACAGGTATAATCGAATTTAAAAATGATTATATTTATAGTGATACCGATTCTATAAAAACTGTTAATAGAGAAAATCATATAAAATATATTAATGACTATAACGAAATGATAAGAAATAGATTATATAAAGCTATGAACTTTCATTGTTTAGCACATGATTTAATTGAACCTACTACCGTAAAGGGTGAAAAAAAGTGTTTAGGCGTTTGGGATTTTGAGGGTTATTATACACGATTTAAAACACTAGGAGCAAAGCGTTATATGGTTGAAAAGTATATACCGTTAAAAGTTAAGAAACGTCATAATATAAAAGGTATAAATGGTGATGTTAAAACATTTGTATTTAAACCTAGTGAGTATGAATACCATGTTAATATTACGGTATCTGGACTAAATAAAAAAATAGCAGTTCCATATTTAAAACAAAAATTTGGTGATGATATTTTTAAAGAATTTAAACAAGGTTTATATGTACCATCAGAATATACAGGTAAAAATACGCATACTTATATTGATGATGAAAGAAGTGGTGTATTAACTGACTATTTAGGAAATAAATGTACTTACTATGAATTATCAGCTGTTCACATGGAGGGGTCAGATTATCACTTATCTCTATCTAAAGAGTATGTTGATTATTTAACAGAAATTAAAACAATTAGTTAATGTTTCACGTGAAACATAGGAGGGAATAATAAATGTTCAAGAAACAAAAATTTTATAGTTTAGATAATATTTTATCATACAACGCTACTTATAGCGTGATATTCGGTGAACGTTCTAATGGTAAAACATATAGTGTGTTAAAATTAGGACTTGAAAACTTTGTAAATGAAAATAAACAACTGGCAATTGTAAGACGTTGGCAAGATGATTTTACAGGTAAACGAGGTCGCACAATGTTTGACTGTCTTGTTAGTAATGGTGTAATAGCAGAATTGACTGATGGTGAATGGACTGATGTATATTATTATGGTTCAAGATGGTTCTTTTGTAAATATGATGAAGAAACACAGAAACGAATTACAATGGAAAGACCTTTTGCATATGGTTTTTCTATTTCGTCAATGGAGCATGATAAATCAACTTCATATCCAGATATCACCACAATATTATTTGATGAATTTTTAACTAGAACTATGTATCTACCGGATGAATTTGTTTTATTTATGAATGTTATTTCGACTATAGTTCGTTATCGTACTGATGTAAAAATTTTTATGTTGGGTAATACTGTAAATAAATATTGTCCTTATTTTAATGAAATGGGATTGACACACATTAAAGAAATGAAGGCCGGAGACATTGACCTCTATAAATATGGTGATAGTGAATTAACGGTTGCAGTCGAGTATTGTTTACCTAATAAAAAAGGAAAGAAATCTGATTTATATTTTGCTTTTGATAATCCTAAATTGTCAATGATAACTGGTGGTGCGTGGGAAATGGAAATTTATCCTCATTTGCCGTATAAGTATAAGTATAAAGATATTTTATTTACATACTTTATTAAATTTGATGATGAATTATTACAATGTGAAATTATAAATACTGAAAATTCAGTATTCACATATATTCACAGAAAAACAACAGAATTAAAAGATACAGATAACGATTTAATTTATAGTGTAGATTATGACCCTAGACCTAATTGGAAACGTAAATTGACTAAACCAACAACAGATATTGAAAAGAAAATTGCAATATTTTATACAATGGAAAAAGTGTATTATCAAGATAATGAAGTTGGGGAAATTGTTAGAAACTATTTACAATGGTGTAAATAATGTTTCACGTGAAACATTATAAAAGGGGGTAATCATATACCCCCCTTATTTTGCACAATATCTACTATTTAGTTACTTATTCATTATCGACATGTTTGTCAATAATAGTTGTCAACTTTTCGATTGCAACGGTATGCTCATTCATTACTTTAGTCAACTCTTTAAGAGTTGTATTAATATAATAAGCCATGCCTAAACAACAAACAATCGGAAATCCTATAGCTGACACGATACTAGCAACTCCATTAATATCCATATTCTCACCCCCTTTTAACTACTTCTGTTTTATATCCCAACTTAGTTAATTCTTTAGATGTAGCATAAGCGGTTTTTTTATCATAATCACCCACTAGCACGCTATATCTTGAATTATAAGTTGTAATATCTTTACCAATAATACCCTCAACAATGAGTTTAGCGTGTGAATCTAAACCGAGTTTAACTGCTGTTAAATAATCGTTAGCATTGTCACAAAAAAATGATTCAATTAAAATAGAGGGTGCTGTTGTTTTTCTAAGCCAATATAAAGTCTTACTTTCTTTAATACCTCTTTTATCCCATACTGACCCAAGTTTGTTACATACATCATTAGCACATCTCATTCCAAAATTACTAGATGGATAATACCAAACTTCACAACCTTTGGCTTTTTCATCATAAGCGTTAAGATGTAATTGAACTACTAAATCATAATTTTTAGCATTAGCATGTGAAATATAGTAATTAATTTCATCTTCTAAAGAATGCAATTTTCCAGTTTCCGGTGTATCTGTATAACATTCAACACCAACTTTTTCACACCATTTTTTAATATAAGGTAATAAATCCCTATTATAATTATACTCATTACATCCACCTACTGATGTACCGTCCGCTGATGAAATCATATTACCATAATTGGCATGTCCTGTACACACATAAATTTTCATAGTATAACCCCCTCTTTTAATAAATCTTTAATTTTATCAAGTTCTTTATCAGTTGCAGAAATGTTTTCAACATGACATTCTACTACTTGTGTATAGCCACTACAATCACCAAGTCTTGTAAAATAATTGGATGGATAACCCTGTATTGATGGAAAACCATCATTCATGGCAGATTGTGGACGACTTATAATTAAATATGGTTTTTTAATCCCCATAGCACCAGCATTTCCAGAAAAACCCCCAGAACGTTCTATATTTGTATGCATTCCAGCAACACTTAAACCTGTCCCTATAATATTACCACGTGCTAAACTTCCAATAGCCCCCAATGCGCCTGTTACCATACCCATATAAGAACCACTGGATAATGGATATTGACAAGCACAGTTTCCAGAATATTGATAGAGTACACCACCAGCATTGTCACGTTGTACTGATACAGAAGCCAAACAAGCACCTGTTAATACATCAACTCCATATTTAACAGTAATGCTAGAACGTGATATATCTGCTATATCTAATGTTACAATACCGATAAATGGTAAATACAATTGGACTGTAGTGTATGGAGAATAATCCAATATATTTCCATAATATTCACGTAATGATACTGTACCACAATTAATATATGTATATTGATCTCCGACAATATTTGACGGTACGCCACTATCAAGATAACCCACTTTTATATTTCCGCTACCAGAAATATTAGGAGTAGCATATACTTTATGAAGACCTATTATAGCTTGCATTGGGTCATTGAATATTTTTAAAATTTGATCTATAAAATTTGTTGACCATAGCCAGGCACCTAAATTATTAAGTTGTCCTAATGTTGGGTTATAAATAGCCCATAGAGAACTAGCACTTTGAGTTGGTAATATAATATTAGGGGTATCACCTCCGCCAGTATTCGGATTATCTGTTTTAGTAGGGTCTTTAGTTATAGTATTAGAAATATTATCTAAATCTTCTTTAGGCGTGGTATCTGGTTTTATTGAGGGGTCAGATTGCGATGGTGTACCAGTAATAGGTTGATTGTCAAATGGGTTGTTATATTTTGGTATTGGTATTGGTACATATATTTTTTCATCTTCTGAACCATCATCCTGTATGGTATTACGTTTTATAGAATTATTCCATAAATTAGGATATTGATTTTTTAAAGCACCTAGAGCAGTAGTGACACTACCAACACCAGTAGGATTAAATTGTGTTGAATTTGTATTTTCTGAAATTCCGTCTAATCCACCAACGTCTACACCATGATATAATATTAAATACATATCTTGCGATTTATCAGTGCTATTTAAAACATTTGTGTTTATTAATGTCTCATCATTAAATTTTACATAACGAGAATTATAAGTGCGAAATAAACCATAATATATTTCATCATTATATGTATATTTGACAGCATTTTCCGCACTACTATTTATATTAATAGAAAATGGACTTTTACTATATGCTTTTACCGAAATACTATTGTTTGATGGAATGGTACATGTTACAACATAATCAATTGTGCCACTATTTACAGAAGACCAAACAAATGACGGTACAGACGGTCTATCACTTTCAACTATAGTTACTGGTAATGAATTAATTTTAATTGGAAAATTAAATGAACTAGCGTCGTATAATTCATCTTTATTCGGAAAATCTTTTCCGCCAGTAGAAAGAGCTTTAATATTTGATAAATACCAAGTCATATAAGCAAGAGCATTTTCATCAACATACATTGTAGTTTTATCACTGTCAACACCCCACAATGCTAAAACACCATCATTTATAAGAGTTCCAATATCATCTTTTACAGTAGTAATAAACTTATTAAAATCAGTTTTAGATAAAGCAGAAATTGATGGACTACTCCATATTTCTGGATTCGTCGCATATAGACCGTCACCAATTATTTTACCAAGTGTTGCTCCAGTTCCTACAGCTAAAACACCTAAACCAATTGTACTTACAACCCCTTGTGCAGTTAAACCAGTATCAGCTTTTAAACCTATACCACCTTTAACAGTTAATGCACCAGTAGTTGCTTTAGAAGTTAATCCACTAACATTTAAACCTGTCGATTGTGAATAAGTGGATGGTATTTTATTACTATTTAAAGACCCTCCAGTATTCGCATTATATCCATTAACATTTCCATAATACATATATTTTTTAAGTGAAGAATCTAAAATAGTCCCATCAGCATTTCTTGTAATTTCAAAAAGTTCTGGAAAATTCTCCAGATAATTTATATAAGTATCTGTATTAATACCTACATTTCCCATTGTTTTTGACACTTCTGTCCAAGTAGCCCCAGCCCCCCAAGAAGATGGATTTATGCCAGCTTCAGCATTATAATAATTTGTAACCGCACTTATAAAATCATTATAACTAACTCCCATTATATTATCCTCCAGCCGTGATAAGAATAAATTCACCAGAATCATTTAACCCACTAGGAAAATTTAAAATATCAGTTTTTGATTTAACATTATTACGAAATACTTGTGATGGTAGATAATTACTTGAACCAACGTTTTGTGTATTAAGAAGAATCACAGAAAGATTTTTTATATCATTTTTAAACGACTCTAATACATCAACTATTAAAGAAATAGCGAATAATCCTGTTCTAATAACTGTAATATCTGTAATGAAATAATAACGATTAAACTCATCAATATAACAATAGTTATAATTACCAATTTCATTCAATTCTATTAATATAACAGGATTAATAATATTTGTAGTATCTCTAAGTGTACCAGATAAAGAAAAATCATTTGTAAGATTTTTACCTATCTTATTTTTTTCTGAATTATTTATATATAAAGTTATATTCATTACATCACCTCTTAGAATGCCCCTCAAAAGAGGGGCTTTACATTAGGCTACATAAAAGAGTACAAAGTTCTCATTCATATCATTGAAGTAACCGGCATCAAATTTATACCAGTTTGAGAAAAATTCAGCTTTAGGATTATAGTTAGTAGTAACTCTTCTGTCAAGATTCGTTACACCAAGGGCGTCTCTGTCGAACATAACACCAATGATTCCGCTTGCGTTTACTGTATCGCCAGAAGCAATTTTCACATTAATAGAAGATACAGAGTTAAAGGAGTAATCAGTTCCAGAGCCCTGCCAGTAGGGAACAATTTCACCTTTAGGAAGTGCTACAAATTCATTGTGAAATGTACTTGACATTGAAAAGCTGTCAGAAGCTTTAGCAAAATCACTAAGTAAAATAACATGGAGTAAATCACGTGAAGTAAATCTATCTTTTCCTCCAATATTAAACAAAGATGAAATCTTACTTAAACGTTCCATATACAACCCCATAATATAAGAAGCAAAGCGAATAAAATCGGGGTCTTTAATAGATTTTTCAGCTGTTAAAGTTGTGCCTTTATCATCATTATACAATTTAAGAAGATTAACAGCCCTAACACCTGTACCTGTATAATCACCACCAGCATTAAAATCATGCAATGTTTCCGCAATCATATTATTAATAGTTCTCATAACAAGACTATCAATTTTAATTGTCATTGACTTATCAACCGCATTGTAGAGCATAGATAAGAAACCATTAAGCTGTCCCGCATTAGAAAAACTTTCTTTTACCTGTTTTTCTGTAAAACTCATTGGAATTTCAAAAGTAACTTTTTTATTGAAGAATTTAGCTGAAACTTTTGGTTTATAGAAAATATTGGGGTCATAACTTGTACCATCAGTTAATTCCCAACTTTCATTTTCTGTTGCTTCTGGTAATTCAGCACTAATCTTTTCGAGAACAGAACCATACTCCCAACCATCCATCAATACTGATGGAGCACTACCAGAATAAGGACGATTAACAAAAATAACACGTCCAATATGATTTACTAATGACTTAACATAATTGTCAACCTCTGTAGCATCAAAAAGCTCTTTTCCAATATCTACAATATTAGATAAATCCTCATTAACTACCGCAGTTTCTCCAAGAATTTCTTTTGTAATTGGGTTAATAATATCATAAATCTGTGCAACTGTCATAACTATATCCCTCCTTATGCTAAAACAATGTTATTTTCTTTAAAATCAATTAACTTGTAACCACCTTTAAACATTTATGTATCCTCCTTTAATAAATTTTTAATACCAGTATTTTATCTATATCAGAAAAAACACTTTCAAAGAAATTCCATAACCATAATTGACGCTCACTTTCAATCATTTGTTGAGATGTTGTAACACCAATATTACCAGAACGTTTTAATGTTCTATCAGAAGTAATATCTTTTGTTTCCGTATCTGTATTTTTATGAGTACTGTTCATAGTACTGTCAACATTTCTAGTAGTATCACCTATTTGCTTGTCACTATTTACAGAATCGGTTGAATTAAAACCCCATAATTGATTATTTGATGTGTCATTTACAATTGTGTTTTCAGTATTTGTGTTAGTGTTATTACCATTACTTTCTAATGTTCCTTTATGAGTATCTTGAACATTTTCTGTCTCCGTCATTGAATAATTTTCAATTGGATTATATTCTAATGATAATGTTTTATAAAGAGCATTCCAATTTTTAATATATATTGTATAAATTGCTTGCGCTATTATAATTTTATTACTATCACTAACAGCATTATTATCAAGATAATTCTCTATTAAAGAACCTATGATTTTATTACCACTCCTTGAACCGTGGTAAATAACATCTAATTGATTACCAGAAACGTCATTTTTCCAAGGAACATCTAAAACGTTTAAATAGCTAAAAATTCCTTTAGTTATCCATTCTGGATAAACACTATTTAGTGTCAATGTCTCCATCTTTATCACCTCCTACATTATGTTGCTCTTTATCAATTTCAATTTGATTATCTTCCCAACTAGAAGATTTACGAACGGTAATATTAGTACCATACATAGCATTAACTTTCTTTAACGCTTCCTCTCTACAATATAACATAGAATCAATTAAAGGCATTAACATGTCATTATTTAATTGACTTTCACCAGAGTTTATTGATTCACGTTTCATATTGTAATTAGCGTTTAAACCTATTTCATTATACCATGAAGCCTTTAAATATTGTTCATGTTCAATTAATGACGTAATAGTGTTGTCACCAGATGAACCTCTAATTGGTTGTGATTTAATACCGTCAAGAAATGCATTTTCAGCTATAATACCAACCTTACCGCTTATAATATCTTCTAAAAACTTTTCAGCACTTTTTTTAGTATTATCATCACTAGCGCTAATTATTGATGTGATTCTAAGATTAATCGTAGCGATATACATTGACAATTCATTTTCGGTTAATCCTGTTGCATATCTTTCATATAACGGTAATAATCCAAGATATAAAAAATCATTCGGCATTACTACACAATCTTCATCAATTTTTAAATTTTTACTAATATTTAAAGCTGGATTAGCAATAGTATAAATTGTTGGCATATAGTAAACATTCGGTTCTCCACCTAAACCACCAGTAAATACATAAAGTTTATCATTGTATTTATACCAACATACATTACCATTAATTTGTAACATTAACTCTAAATTTCGTTTATCAATAGTGTCTGGTAAACCGTCATATTCAAACATTGACAAAGTACGATTTAACATATAACCCACATGTTGATTAATACAATTATCTTTATCTGTAAAAGAATATTTATCACACGAAAAAAAACCATATGTATATTTATCATATTTACGTGAATAAGTTTTACTCATTTTATCACCTCCATATTTACAAGTATAATATACTTGTAAATAAATATATTGTCAAGTTATTAACTCATACCTGTGCAAACAACACAACCCACTAATACAATAGTTTTCATAGCAATACAATAGTTGACATAACATGCCACCTCATACCTGTGCAAACAATACAACCCACTAATACAATAGTTTTCATAGCAATACAATAGTTGACATAACACGCCACCTCATACCTGTGCAAACAATACAACCCACTAATACAATAGTTTTCATAGC